GCCAGACAAAAGCAATAATATTGTTTTGCCAAAATTGTATCGTAGAATAACCTTCTACGCTACAATACATTTGTTATAAGGAAAAATTATGGGGAAACCTTTCGACATTTCGAAATTTAGAAAAGACATTACAAAAAGTATTGAAGGACTTAGCGTTGGTTTTAATGATCCAACAGATTGGATCAGTACAGGAAACTACACGCTGAATTATTTGATTAGCGGATCTTTTGATAGAGGCATTCCGCTAGGCAAGGTAACAGTATTCGCCGGTGAATCAGGTGCTGGCAAAAGTTATATTTGCTCAGGTAACATTATCAAAAACGCACAAGAAAAAGGCATTTTTGTTGTGTTGATTGATACAGAAAATGCCTTAGATGAAACATGGCTACAAGCGTTGGGCGTAGATACCAGTGAAAGTAAATTGCTTAAATTAAGCATGGCCATGATCGATGATGTAGCTAAAACACTATCGACATTTATGTCAGAATACAAAACATTACCCGAAGGCGAACGCCCTAAAGTATTATTTGTCATTGACAGTTTAGGCATGTTACTTACACCTACAGACATTAATCAATTTGAAGCCGGCGATTTAAAAGGTGACATGGGCCGTAAACCTAAAGCACTTACCGCATTGGTTCGAAACTGTATCAATATGTTTGGTAGTTACAATGTAGGTATGGTATGTACCAATCACACCTATGCAAGTCAAGATCCCTACAACCCAGATCCGAATATTTCGGGTGGCGCAGGTTTTGTTTACGCAAGCAGTATTGTTGTAGCGATGAAGAAACTAAAGCTAAAAGAAGATGAAGACGGTAATAAGACTACAACGGTAAATGGTATTCGTGCAGGTTGTAAGATTATGAAAACACGATATGCTAAACCCTTTGAAGACATTGAATTACAAATACCTTATTCTTCAGGAATGAGCCCTTACTCAGGATTTTTTGACTTGTTGGAAAAGAAAGGGTTTATCACTAAAGAAGGAAATCGTTATACATATACAGACTTAAACGGAGAAGTACATAAATATTTCCGTAAAGAATGGAGTAAAAATATAAATGGTATTTTTGATTTAGTTATGGGTGAATTTGAAGCGAAAAACAAAGTAGTTGAAAATTTAATTGAAGTTGACACAGCAGAAGATACTGTGGTATGAAAATACAAGAAATAATTACCAGTCCACCACGTGATGAGTATCTTGATAATTATGAAAAATGGTTTAATAATGCCGACGTTATTTCAAAAATTAGACAGTTGACTCTTAAAAAATTACAAAAGTCTGATGAAATTAAATATGGATTATTTGATGATAAAGATAGATTAGTAGGATACTTATCACTATATCACTATAAAAATGATATTTGGCAAGTTGGGTTAGTACAGTTAGCTCAAGCATACAAAGGGTTAGGATACGGTACATTTTTGTATGATTATGCGGTTATGAATGATAAACTAAAATTATTATCAGATGAATCTAATACCGGTGGACCGCATGGATCACGCGAGTTATGGCAATCATTGTATTTAAAACATCGATATACTATTATGGGCTATGATACAGACACTGATACCATGTTACCGGATGTCACACCGTCTGATGTTTATAACAACAAAACAAATATTCGATGGATTGCGTTACCACCGAATGAAACCATTAATGAAGCGTTGACTAAATTAAATCAAAGATTAAAAGATAGATATATAGTATGGTATGGTCCAGGTACAACTACAAAAGAATATTTTAACTATTAAGGAGAAAACTGAATGTCAGTAGATTTATCGTATGAAATTTGGAATGAACTAAAGCGTTTTATCAACGTTGTTGATCGCAGTGAAGCCGCCGAAACTCTAGTGTCGGTTTTGGTAGACAACGATGTAAGCCCTGAAGATATTAAAGACAACTTTAAATCAGACAGTGATGTTAAACGTGCAGTCACAAGTTATCTCAAAGATCACGAAGATGAAGAACACGAAGAAGATGAAGACGATTACAATGAATATGACGAAGATGAAGACTATTAATGTGGTATAGTAAAGTTACTACTAATCTAGGTCTGTTACCAGACTTTATTGCTTACTATGAAGGTGAGTTAATAGAAGCAAAAAAAGAATGTCGGGTCAGTGGTGTGGTTGAAAAAAATATTACTTTGTTGCCTGGCATTACTGAAACTAGATTTAATCAGCTTCAAGAAATTGAAGCAGTACTTAATTATTTAAACATTCAAATACGCAAAATTAGACGCAAGCATTTTCAAAAATATTTAGAAGGATACGCTCGCGCTTTAACCAGTCGAGATGCTGAAAAATATGCCGAAGGAGAAGATGAAGTTATTGATTTTGAAACACTAATCAATGAAGTTGCGTTGTTGAGAAACAAATGGTTGGGTATCATGAAAGGTCTTGATCAAAAATCGTATATGTTAGGACACGTGGTTAGATTAAGAGCCGCGGGAATGGAAGACACACAGGTATAAAATGTTTAAAAACGATGATGAATCACACAAACACAGTTTGACTGTACTCAATGGGTTGTACGAGTACGATGATTTTATGATGTCGATCAATAGAGTAATTGACTTAGGTTGTGGTAGTGGCAAAGACATGTTATGGTGGGTAACCCGCACTACTCGAGATGAACCCCCATTGCCTCTTGATATCAAATGTCACGGCATTGATTTGTTTGATATTTTGCCGGCAGCCAAACATTCCTTGTCTATAACATACGAAAAGTTAGATTTCGAAAATACTGCCACCCTCAACGGAAAGTTTGATATTTTGTGGAGTCACGATGCTTTTCAATACGCCATTGATCCCATCACAACATTAACAAACTGGCGTAAGATTGCGGCACCTGGTGCCATGTTGGTGTTAACAGTACCGCAAACAGTCAATCTACATCACAAAGAAGTTGACATCAGCCAGCAAGACGGATGCTATCATCACTATACCATAGTAAGTCTCCTTCACATGTTAGCACTTACCGGGTGGGATTGCCGGTCTGGCTTCTTCAAAAAAGTACCAAACGAACCTTGGATATATGCTGTAGTATACAATAGTGAACAGCCTGCCAGAGATGCCAAAACAACTCGCTGGTATGACTTGGCAGAAAGTAATTTATTGCCAGAATCTGCGGTAAAGTCAATCAACGCAACCGGTTATTTACATCAAAAAGACTTGGTTTTGCCTTGGCTAGACAAGAGTTTAGGACTATTTAATATATAAGTATTACTTTTTTAACTCAAATAATTGGTTGACAATTAATAAGTTTGGTTGTATAATAGATACATAGACAGCAACAAACAGGAGTTAAAGTAATGCGTAGAAAAACTATTATTCGAGGACTATCAAATGGTCAGAAAATTCGTGTAATCGTTAACGGTGTAAACTTTACTACTACTGTTACTGGAATGACAGAAATGGGTAATACGGATCAACGTATTGCCGTTTGGAATGCGTTAGAGGTCATTTCTAAAGAAAAAATTACAGGCTATGCGGGTAGCACTCGCGTTTATGATGCCAAAATGGCAGTAACAACCGTACAATTTCAAGTAGATTTGTTGTAATGTTACAACAATAGGTTGACGCAAATTGAATAAATTGCTATAATAGAAGCATAAGTTAACAAAACAGGAGCAGTAGATGACTACAGTAGTAATTAAAAATGGTGTTTATCGTAATCAATCAGTAAATGGTGTTGCGTTTACATTAGTTAAAGGCTATCAAACAGGAGCTAAAGGCGGGTTTGTAACTGTTAAATCCGATGGATACTTTGGCGAAGAATTTGACATTGTTCGTGTTAAAGTTAATGGAATTGAAGATCTTGAAATTACTAACCAAGAACCAACAGGAGCAGAAGTGATTACTGTAGAACCTAAACTTCACGAAACAGATGATGAAGTTATGAATCGCATTGAAGAACGATTCAACATCTTACAAGAAATGACTCGTGCTACCATAGCTGGTGATGTTCGCGCTATGATTGTAGTTGGTCCCCCAGGAGTGGGTAAAAGTTACGGTGTCGAATATGAACTTGAAAAGTCAGGTATGTTTGATAAAATTGCCGGACGTCGTATTAAGTATCAGATTATTAAAGGGGCAATGACTCCTATTGGATTGTATTGTACATTGTATAAACATAGCGATGCTGGTAATGTATTGGTATTTGATGACTGTGACTCGGTATTTCAAGACGAGCTTTCATTAAATGTTCTTAAGGCAGCTTTAGATTCAAGTAAAAAACGCAAAATCTTTTGGAATTCTGATAGTTCTATGTTACGTAGAGAGGGAGTACCTGATCAATTTGATTTTAAAGGCGGCTGTATTTTTATTACCAATCTTCAGTTTACAAATATTAAAAGTAAGAAAATGCAAGATCATTTAGAGGCATTGCAATCACGTTGTCATTTTTTGGATTTAACACTTGACACTGCTCGTGATAAATTATTACGCATTAAACAAATTTTTAGACAAGGACAATTATTTAATGATTACGAGTTTGACGCAACTACAGGCGAAGATATAATTGAATTTATGTCAGAAAATAAAGATAAATTACGAGAACTTAGTCTTCGTATGGCGCTTAAAATCGCCGACCTCACTAAAGTAAGCAAAAATAATTGGAAGGCATTAGCACAGTCGACGTGTATGAAAGCTCTATGATAGCATGAATAAATATTTTGTTTATCTGTATATTGATCCTATTACAAAAATTCCTTTTTATTGTGGTATGGGACAAGGTAATCGGCATTTAGAGCATCTCAAAGAAGCAATATTGCCGCGCAACAAACCAAGACAGAATCATGATAAATTAAATAAAATTTTGTCTATACTAAACTCTGGTCTAAAACCAAACTCTGGTCTAAAACCAAACATTATTAAAATAGATGAAAACATTGGAAAAGATCAAGCATGCGAATTAGAATCCTTTGTTATTGATTTTATTGGAAGACTTGATCTTAAAACCGGACCACTTACTAATCAAGCACCTGGTGGCATTGGCGGAGATCTTAATAACGGTAAACATTTTTGGAACAACGGAACAAAAACAATTCTAAGCAAAGATTGTCCTGGACCAGAATATTCAGAAGGCATGCTTAAACGAAATAAGTCTAATAAAATATTTTGGAATAACGGAGAAGTCCAATTTATGAGTGAGCGTTGCCCAGGAGAAGGATTTGTAAAGGGTAGATTAAATCAAAAAGTAATATGGTGGACTAACGGCGAAACTGAAATAAAATCACTAACTATTCCATCAATTGGTTGGTCTAAAGGTAGAGCACCAAGAGGAGTGTGGTGGAATAACGGCAGTCGTCAAATTTTAAGTGTTAAAAATCCAGGAACTGAATGGACTAAAGGAATGTTAGAAAATTATAGCATTGGACGAATATGGTGGAATAATGGTATTAAAAATACAATGTGTAAAAATTCCCCAGGTCCTGAATGGAAAAGAGGACAAATAGATTCAAATGTTAAAGATGGAAGATCTTGGTGGAATAATAGTATTGAAGAAAAATTGTATGTAGTACCTCCTGATAAATCGTGGAGTCCAGGAAGATTACCTAAACAAAAAAATAAGTAACGAAAATAGTTTAACCGATAGCTCCTGAAACGCGAAAACGTTTCTTTATATAGGTAATCTCTAAAAAAGATTACCTATTTTTTTATCGAAAACTGTTGACATCCTACAGTAAATAATGTACATTGTATAAATATCTAACAAAGGATACAAAATGAAATCCATTACTGAATATAACGAAAAGAAACATCAAAAAACATTCAATGATCTTCCGCAAGAAGTTCGCAAAAACACCATTGAATTTTTTAAAAAGAGCAATAAAATGTTAGAAGAATTGTTTGCTGAACATAATAATAAAGATAAATTGGAATCAGATTTACTATTGCGTAGATCATTTATACAAAAATAAGTAACTTATTTTTATTAGGCTCTTAAATGGCGCCTATTTTTTTGACTTATGCCCTATAAATATGTTATACTTGTAAACAATGAAAACAGCAACAATCGTAATACGTGATGAAATTAATTGTAAAATTGAAGGATTGGAATTAGATGCTCGCAGGGCACTGGTAAACAAATTTAAGTTTGATGTGCCAGGTGCGAGATATTTACCGTCGGTTAGATTGGGTCGATGGGACGGAAAAATGTCCTTTGTACAACTAGGTGGCAGTACTTACATCAACTTACTCCCGGACATTATTCCGATTCTAGACAACTTCAACTACAATATCGAACTTGATGATCAGAGAGAATACTCAAATTCTTATGAATTCACAAGTGTGACAGAATCAACATTTAGTCACATTAAATGGGCCAGCGATCATCCAATGGCAGGTGAAGCAATTATGTTGCGAGATTATCAAGTTGAAATCATCAATAATTTTTTAAACAATCCGCAGTCAATACAAGAAATCGCAACAGGCGCAGGCAAATGTGTTAGAAAAGATACATCTTTAACTATTAATGTTGATGAAAATACTCCATTCGGTAAATTTTTAATAAGTAAATTACAACAGGGGCAAGATAATGATGTTAGAAATGATAATGAATGAATACAATGAAAAGAGTTGGTTAAGATTATGTACATTACATAATATCGATAAATGGCAAATAATTAAATCAACGAAAAAACCGGTATTCCCAAGCAAATCGTTTATCAACAAATCCCCGCCTATTTTTACTCAATATTGTTTCAACTGTAATGAAAAATTTGATCTCAGCATATATAAAGGCAATTATATTGCGAAGAAGAATTGTCAATGCGGTCACGATGGCACTAATTTAATGACTTTACAAAAATTAATGTGTTTTTATTCTAAAGATGATGCCATAAGAATTATGAAATCAGTAAATTTTGCGAGACGAGCAGGATTAGCAAATACTATTGAATATTGGACTAGTAAAGGATATTCTGAAGAAGAAGCAAAAGATTTTGTTAAAGATATCCAATCTAAACGATCATCGAAGTCACCAGCTTCACAAAAGGGAGCAAAAGGATATTCTATTAGAACTATTGAATATTGGATTAACAAAGGTTATAATGAAATAGATGCGCAAGAAAAATTAAAAGAAGCACAAACTACCAATGGATTAGATTGGTATATTGATAAGTATGGTGAACTTGAAGGTACAAAAAAATTTAATAAACGTATTGGGCAATGGAATAAAGCAATGGCCAAATTACGAAATGGTGTTAGTAAGATGTCTACTGATTTATTTTTATCTGTTGATCCAGACAGGATAGGAAAGTTTGGAGATGAAGAAACTACTGTATGGGCCAACGGTAAATCGTATCGAATTGATTATTATTACAAAAAAACTAAAAAAATTATTGAATTCAATGGCGAATATTGGCATGCTGATCCACGAAAATATTCCCCGACAGATATACTTAGGAATAAATTAGCACAGCAAATATGGGATAAAGACAACAAAAAAATATCAGAATTAGAATCAGCTGGATTTAATGTCATGGTGGTTAAAGAAGCAGATTATCGCCTAAATAAAAATAAAGTAATTAATATGTGCAAGGATTTTTTAAAATGAAATTAACAACAACCTTTGGTAATTTATCAAAATATATCGAAGAATTTACGCAACAAGGATTAGAAAATTGTAAAGAAGTTGACGTGTCGACTTTTGGCATTAGCGTACCAACACCAACAGGATATCAACAAGTTAACTATTTTATCAAAAAAGAAAATTTATCAGGTTTAGAATTATTAGTTAATGACAAAATACTTGGGTGTGCGTCAAAACATATCTTACTTAAAGATGGGGTCAATATTTTTGCAGAAGAATTAATTGTTGGTGACATGATTGATACAATTAACGGACCATCAATGATCACAGGCAAGAAATCGATCGATAACGAAGTTTATTATGATATAGGTATTGATGACCCTCACATATATTATGATGCTAATGGTATTTTGCATCATAATACCATTATGACTGCGGCATTGAGTCAGCGATGCGAGCAACACGGTAGAACCATTGTAATTGTTCCTAATAAAAGCTTGGTAACACAAACCGAACGTGATTACCGTGGACTTGGTTTAGATGTTGGTGTATATTTCGGAGATAGAAAAGAAATTGGCAAGACGCATACAATTTGTACTTGGCAAAGTTTAAATATACTGTTAAAAAATACTCGTGATTCTTCGCCAGAAGTTACCATACAAGATTTTTTACAAGATGTAGTATGCGTTATAGTTGATGAATGTTTTTCTGAAGATAGTAAAGTATTAACGCCAAGCGGATACGTTCCTATTAAAGATATAAAACCAGGTGATAAAGTTATCAATTATTCTGAAAATACCAAAGAGTTTAAAGTAGATACTGTAGTAAAGCAACATAAAAATTTAACTAATTCCGTTAGTGAAAAAATGTATGAATTAGAATTTGATAACGGAAGTAAAATACAGGTTACTGGAAACCATAAATTTTTAACAAATTTTGGTTGGATTAGAGCAGACGAGTTGACAGAAAAACACGAAATAGTGTATACTAGCATAAATACAGATAACTAAAGCGAAAGTATTTATGAAAAAAACAAGTCAACAGATGATAGATAAATTTAATGCCAAATTGGCAGAATATAATCAACTCGTTAGAGTAGTTGAATATTGCGGTAAAAGTATAACTCTATCAACAGGCGAAACTTTGATTAATAATGACAAAGATAGATTCTGTAAAAGATTAATAAATGACAAAACTACATTGTGGGTTAGTAATATTGATAACTTATTAAGTGGAAAAATAACCGTCAAAGAGATTAAATCTAGCCTATCGAAGATAGGCGGAACATCTGCTCAAAAAAAACATGGAGCTATAATCAAAAAAAATCTTAATACAGGTATTCCTTGGAATGCCGGTACAAAAGGGCAAAATATAGGTACACTTGGTCCTAGACCACAATCAGTTAAAGATAAAATCAGTAAAAAAAATTCCGGCGCAGGTAACGGAATGTATGGTATAAAAATGTCAGCCGCTGATAAAAAGAAAAAATCAGATGCTATGAAAAAGAAAATATTATCAGGAGAATTTACTCCAAAGACTAATAATAGAAACACGCACTGGGATTCAACTTTTGACGGTAAACCATATCGATCTAGTTGGGAAGCATTGTATCAATTTATTAATCAATCTGCCGAGTATGAAAAATTACGAATCGAATATGAATTAGACGGGAATACAAAAATTTATATTGTTGACTTTATAGATCATCAAAATAAATTAGTCGTTGAGGTTAAACCTCGTGAATTATGTGTAGGTAAAAAATTTAACTCAAAAATTACCGCATTAACTAAATGGGCAGACTCAAATAACTATACAATATTATTAGCAGACAAAGAATGGTTGGCTTCTCAAAATATAGACATTGACTATACTAGGTTTGATAATAAAACCACTAAAAAAATTAAGACGTTATATGAAACTAATCAAAAGAACTGAAATAAACAAACCAGCTGAAGTATATAATTTACATATAGAAAACGACCATAATTATGTAGTCGATGGTGCGGTAGTATCAAATTGTCACATGGCAAAATCTGATGTTTTAAAATCACTATTATCAGGGGTGATGAGTCGAATACCTATTCGTTGGGGTTTAACTGGCACTGTGCCTAAGGAAGAATGTTACTCGCTGGCATTGAAAGTAAGTATAGGCCCAGTTATAAATCAACTGTCGGCCAGTGAATTACAAGATAAAGGTGTATTGGCACAATGTCACGTCAACATAGTACAATTGGTAGATCACTCGGATTTCAAAGATTATCAAAGCGAATTAAAATTCCTACTTGAAGAAGGAGATAGATTAAAAACCATAGCCAACTTGATATCAAAAGTCAATATAACTGGAAATACCTTGGTGTTAGTAGATCGTGTTGCTCCGGGACATGCCTTAGTAGAATTATTAGGTGACCGAGCTGTATTTGTAAGCGGGGCAACAAAAGGAACAAAAAGAGATGAAGAATACAAAGAAGTGGCAACCAGTGATGATAAAATAATCGTAGCCACCTACGGGGTAGCCGCCGTTGGAATCAACATACCGCGTATTTTTAATTTGGTTCTTATTGAGCCCGGAAAAAGTTTTGTGCGTGTTATACAGTCAATTGGGCGAGGCATTAGAAAAGCAGAAGACAAAGACCACGTAGAAATTTGGGATGTAACTTCAACTTGTAGATTTGCCAAACGTCATCTTCAAAAACGAAAAGTCTTTTATAAGGACGCAAATTATCCATTCAGTCAAGAAAAGCTTGAGTGGCGTTAACTTATATGTTATAGTAATACATGAACATCTTAACCCTTGATAACGCTCCGTATGATTTAAATCATTTACCTAAAGAAGTAGATGACATGAGATTTGCTATTTTAGATAACAGCGATCCAAAAGACCCTGACTATCACTACGTGCCATTGATATTCTTAGAAAGTTTCAATGCTCCTGCTTTGGTGTTACGCATTGGTCAACACCGTGTGCGCATGCCGGTAGATTGGCAATTACTGATTGGTGAGCCAGACTTCGGGGACTTAGAAGTTATCCCACTATCTTCTCTAAATGATCGAGGGTTTAAGGCATTTCAATTTAACCCTATTACCAGTTTTCGTCCGAGTTTTTTAGACGTTGAAATATTAGATGTTTATCAAGACATTACATGGTATGCTCCTAAACTAAAAAATGGACAAATACTTTGTGTACCAGTCAGCGAAGGTGCCGACCCTGCTTGCGTTTATTTTGTCAAAGACATAAGTCGCAACTGTGAAGTTGTTGATTATTCAAAAGCATTTTAATCAAAATGAAAAATTTAATAGTATTTGCGTTAGAAAAAGAAGCACCAGGAATTTTTAAAGACTATGCTGATGTGTATGCTATTGGTGTAGGAAAAGTCAATGCGGCCATCAACACCATGCGATTGATTAATTTATACAAACCTGATAGAGTAATAAATTTTGGTACAGCAGGTGGAATTAAAGTTGGTTCTGGTATATATAGAATAAATCAAGTGCTACAGCACGATGTTAACTTAATGGCATTAGGACTAGCACCAGGTTGTCAGCTTGGTGAAGTTGCCGCAGAAATAAATCTTTCCGGAGAAGGAAAAATCTGTGCCAGCGGTGATTTGTTTGTCACAGAACCCGCCAAGTTGAGAACACCTTGTGATATTATTGAAATGGAAGCTTATAGTATAGCCAAAGCTTGTGAGATATCACAGGTTCAAGTAGAAATTTGGAAGTATATAACTGACCAAGCGGATGAAAACTCAGCAAAAGATTGGCAATCACAAGTACAAACAGGCGAAAATTATTATAGGCAAGTACTTGAGTCATTGGGCGTAGAAGCAAAAACATGAAACACCAGTATACTAGTTCAAGCGATGCCGAGGTAAAGTCAGTGGACCCAAACAAAAAGACTTTTATCAGTATTGATGCTAAAATTAAAAATCTAGAAATTCGCAACGACGAACAAAACAAAGTAATTAGAAAATTACAACGAGATGTAACACGTTTAAAAGATCAAATTAGTCAACTAGCCGAAAGAATATCACGTGAAAAAAACAGAAACAGTCAAGCCCCGAAAGATTGAAAAGCCTAAAAATCCAAAGCTAGATATTTTCAATGAGATGGCAAAGTTTGACCTCAAAGATCGTGAATTTTACAACTCGTTGACCTTAGAAGAACGCAAAGAATTCAGCAACTATCTCATGATACGATGGGGCAGTAGCGTAAAAGGCAGCGGAATGCTTCAAGAATTTTACTTGATTTCTTGTAATGAAAGACTAAACAAACACTTTTTCACCATCAGTAAACACCCACAACTACAGTGGCTATGTGCCACTACCGTGAGCCCGGACTTAGGCAAACAACAACACCAGTGGATATCTCCTAAGAAAAAAGAAGCCGTTGGTATTAAAAAACAATTGAAAGAATTATTTCCGCACATGCGTGATGATGAGATAGATGTAATGGCCGTTATTAATACAGAAAAAGATGTTAAATCTTATCTAAAAGATTTAGGCATTGATGAATGAAATACATTTGTCGTTTTTGCGATCGAGAATTTTCAAAAGAAACTACACTGGCAGTACATTTGTGCTCGCAGAAACGCCGTTATCAAGAACAAAATGAACCCGGAGTGAGAGTGGGATTTCAATCCTATTTGAAATTTTACGAAGCAACCCAAGGCTCGCCAAAAACCAAAACCTACGAAGCATTTTCCAAAAGTCCTTACTACGGAGCCTTTGTAAAATTTGGCAGATACTGTGTAGACTCACGTGTAATCAATCCAGTTAGGTTCACTGATTGGTTATTAAAACACAACAAAAAAATAGATTATTGGGCCAGTGATAAAGTATACGAAGAATTTTTGTTATTTTATTTGACAGTAGAGAAAATGGAAGATGCTTTAACTAGAGCTATTGAGTATTCTATTAAATGGGGTGAAGAAAAGTCGGCGGCACCACAAGATTTTTTAAGATACGGTAATTATAATACCGTGTTACATGCTATAGTATCCGGACGCATAAGTGCGTGGGTATTGTATAACAGTGATTCGGGTCAAGATTTTTTGTCGAAGTTAACAGACGATCAGCGAAGTATGATTTGGAAATATATCAATCCTGATATATGGTCAAAAAAAATCAAAGATGAAGTAGAAGATCGCACTGTCGCTCAGGAATTGTTAAAGAAAGCAGGTTGGTAATGGATGTAGATATTGATTTAGCAGATAGAACTCAACTGTTGGCACTTATCGACGTCACTGCGGCTCGCTTAATTCAGCAAAATCAAGTTCGTAAACACAACACCGGTGTCCACCCAACAGCAATTCCATATGACCCTGTTAATGAATGTGCGTCCATAGATTATGAAACAGCGCAAGCAAGAGGTTATTTTAAAATTGATTTGTTGAATGTATCAGTGTATCAACTGATTAAATCGCCGCAACACTACGAGGAAATGTTGTCACAAACGCCTGACTGGAAACGCTTGTGGGAAGATTCAGCTTGGGCCAAACAATTGATACACGTGGGTAATTATACCGACTTGTTAGCCAATATGCGACCAGATTCGATTCCTAGAATGGCGGCATTTATCTCTCTTATCCGCCCGGGCAAAGCGCATTTACAAAATCAACCTTGGAGCGAAGTATTTAAGACAGTATGGGATGGAGATGACAGCAAAGGTTATGTATTTAAAAAGAGCCATAGTTTAGGTTACGCAACTTTGGTTACCCTTCATATGAATCTGCTGTCAGATAAATAATTTAAAGGAATTCACATGGCTATACCTAAACAAATATTAGAATGGCGTAAAACGCATCCTCGCACACTAGAAGAACAAGCTCGTGCTACAAAGACGCTAGAGGAGTTGAAAGAAAGTTGGATTAACAGCCTCGATAATCTTGATA